AAATGGGAAAAACCTCTCGGTAAGGGAGCGTCTGTCGATTTTGTCCATTTCGAACTCCACCAGAAAGCCTGAATTGAAATCATACAAACCCTCGGCACCCGTTCCTGATCCAATAAAATCTCCCGAAGCTAAATCAAAAGCCCCTACATTCCCCGCTCCTGTTCCTGAAGCAAATGTCCAGCCTGTTACTCCTGTTTCAAAGTAAAGAAATGTTCCACTAACCCCCGTGTATAAACCGTATTGCTGCAAACGAGGATCGTCATCCAGAACAGACACATTGTAACCTGTAGTATAACCTGAAAACTGATAACCCCCCGTATACCGATCCCATGCATCTGTGATCTCTCCAGTTATAGCGAAACTCTCATAACGATTCCGCAGAATGTCATTGAACTGCTCTGTGTATTCGATTGTATCTCGTCCTGTGGGGTTATAAACGGTTAACGTTCCCTCGTTCATCTGGAGAGAGTTCCAAGTATTACTTAAACGAATTGTTTCAGCATCTAAATCTACCGCCAGCACTTTACCAAAATTAGCTTTATTAGTTTTTAACTCGTCTTCGATAGTCACCAAGTCTCCAGGTTGACAGAGGAGACTTTCGAGTCCCGCTGTAAAAGCTACAGTTTGGTTTTCATCAATGGAATGGAAGATGTGGTGTTGTCCCACGCGCCTCGCCATGGCGCGAGAAGTTATACCCACGGCCTCTATTTTGGTTTTAAAAATTCCTCTTTCTTTAATGTCATCTTCGTCTTCTATGACTTCTATTTTGGGAGCAAAATTATCGAAGCGATCTTTAAAGCCTACTTCTATAGTGTTATATTGCTGGTCTCTCCTGTTGTTCGAATAGAAGAATTGGCCGTCTTTCACTGATTCGTTGGTAAACAAGTTCACCGACGCTCTTGGGCGGTCATCTACAAAATTTATTTCAGAGTTTCCGAAGAAAGCTTTCCCTCTAAATATTTGAGTAATGGTATTAATGGCGTCATAGATTTTTTGTCCTTTATCGAAAACTAAGTTACAGGAAAATCTCGGCTCTAAACCCCCACGGCCATCAGTCACTCCTTCAAAGTAACCGCTGTCGTCTACTGCATCGCAAAATCTTCCTATTTTATATAACTGCCATTTATTGATTTTGCTGGTGTCAATATGAGATCCCATACCATAACGTTTATTGGTAAGAAGATCATATAAAATCCAAGCAGGATTATCTGTCCACATTAATTGGTCGTGGAACCCTCCATCCCAATCTCCGTTATAGACAAGTTTACCTGCTTTTGAGGCTCCATTAAACTGATCAATAGTTTGGTAATATCTTCTGTCGAGGCCGTCTACTGCGGGGAAATAATTATTGGGCATTTTAACTTTTTTTAATTTGCAGTCAAAATTACGATTAGGAATAGCTCCGAAAGCCCTTGAGTCCAGTTTCGTCGCCACAATTGCTGAAAACGGATAAGGCATATCTGCCTCAATAATTTCAGTGACTTTATTAAGGTTTGCTATTTTCTTAATTAAGACAGAATTACTTTCGTAGGACAACTTGGTGACCCTGATAAATCTCTTTTTTACGCTATCTTGGTCGATAGTTCCTGCCTCAATTCCGACCCTCCCCTCCACATCCATCTCTTCCAGATCTATGATGTTTACAGGAGGAAGTACGAAGGGAACATTTAGGTTTGTTCTCTCTTCATCTAAACTAATAATAAAGTCTCGATTAGATGGCCCCGCAGTAAGGTCAGGGTTTCCAATATCAATTAATGTAGACCCTTCGATTAGCGCTACGATTCTATAATTGTAGGTTTGATAAATGTCTTCCCCTCCTTTTGCACCATTTTGGTAGTCTCCTTGTGTTCCTGTTTCTACTTTTATGTTTATAACTGTAGGGAATTTAGTTCCTACCTCGAAATCTACTTTGGAGTCACCACCTACATTATCGACTTTTTTTACTAGCGTATCTGACAAAGCTTGCAGGTTTAATGTAATAAAAGCTTTTGTTACGTTGGGATTATATACAGTATGGGTGGTAGAAAGGGCTTCCTCATTCCAAGACGCTAAAGAATTAGCGCCCCATCTAGAGTAGTATTTATCCCCCACACTATATCTCTTGTCGTCACTTCCCTCGTCAATGGGAAGATTGGTCGCGAGATCCATTTCTAAATTAAAATGGTCAGCGCCTTTAGCTAATACTTCCGAGCGCGTAAGCATATCTACGTCAGGATGGATTCTTTGTGGGCCGTATTTTTGATCAGCCTTTGTTTGCGTATCTCCTACTGTTGGGATTACTGAAAAGGGTCCGAAAAGCTCCTTGTTATAAACATGATCTATAAATATGTTTTTAAAGTAGTTCAAAGGCTCTTGATCTTCCTCTCCTTTGTTAACTTCCGCTAACACGTTGCTATAATTAAATTTTAAATCAGAAGTAACTTGCGTTTCGCTTGCGGGAGCGACAGTTCCCTCTAACACATGGGTATACTGTAAAGAGGCTACATCAGCCAACGCGCTAGCTATGTCATGCCTGAAAGGTATAGTATAAGCGTAAAAACAGCGATTAGGGCCTGCTTTACTTCCCCTGCCGTTTTCCCAGAACTGAAAAAGTATAAACCCGTGTATTTTGCCTGTCAGGTTGCCTTCAGCATCTACTTCTGGGCAAGTGACATCAATTTTAGAAGGCCAAGCGTTACTGTCACTCCATCCCCAACAACTCTCACTCTTTAGATGCTTTTCTAGGTTCCATCCGTGAGTGGCACCGTAAAGGACGGTCTGCATGGGGAGCAAGGAGAGCCATTCCTTGGGGTTTTCGTTCGCATCTAGGATGGTTTCGGATGTAGTTACGGGTCCGTTTGGGTCTAGAATATTCTGATTAAGAGCGGTGACATCCTCATCTCCCACCATTATTACCCCATGTAGCCAACAGTATGAGTAAAGCTTTCGCGACAATAGCCCTGCGAGATTTGATTGTCCTTCGTCCCACCCCAAATTAGTAAGAGCCTTCGCTGCTAGTTCTCTTTGGTATAGGTTAAAGTCTGGATCTAATGGGTCGTTGTTGTCGTTCCATAAAGCAAGAATCTTATCTAATTCTGGCCTAACCAAATCTTCAGTGTATCGATTTGTGCTGCCGAAATTGCCGTTCCACACGACTTTGCCGTTACCAAACCCAATAAAAAACTTAGAGGCGGCTAATGTGTCTGCGTCGGTCCAAAACAGAGATTGGGGTCTCCCCGCGACATATGATGTGTGGCCGTAGTATCCCCGAGGGTAGTGGTCGTTTCTATATACTGGTATAGAGGGGGTTCCAGCTTCTGTGTTTTGTTCTCCATCGAGATACCAATAAAACCGTTGGGCGCTTATAGCGTCTTTGATATAAGCTCTCACCATTATGGATGCCTCATACAAGTGTGGGGGAATCTCTAGGTTGTTAGCTTTTCTCCTGATCCTCCAATTCATGAAAGTTACCTCAGGGAGAACCCGCCATTCATATGAGCTAAATCCTCCAGAATCTGGAGCGGAACTCATGGTGGAGAGCATCCCGTCTGTGCTTAGAGAGGGTTGTTGTGTTATAGCTCTAAAGAAATTTCTGAATGATTTTGTCCCCGTGTTAGCGACCTCGTCTGCTGACGCTACTTGCATAGCCCTCGATTGCTGGGCTACTTCTTCTGTTTCTGAGAGAACAGCGTCTGCCGATGCGGTAATATCGTTTGATATCGCTATCGGCGTATCATCAAGGTAAATTCCCTTCAGGATGCTCAACCCTTCCAGTCTCTCTCCCAGAGGGCCGACCAAACCTTCGATAGGCCCATCGCTAATTAGATCAAGAGTTTCTGCATAACTATAAGAAGCTCCATATTGCAACTCCCCCATTGCGGGAGGCTTATAAATAGGCGGCTTGGGCTTTTTCTTTTTGCCAGCCCCCGCTACCTGTAATTTCTTTAAGATGTGACTCATGAGAAGGGGGCGGTATTAGTTGCTAATGCTGCTGGTCTGCGCATCGCCATCGTTTTCTTGGCGACGGTGTGTTCCCCTCTT